CTGGGCAATGTACCTAGGACATCACTGGGGCTATCGTCGTGAACAAGGCGAAATGCAAATTGCAGTTAATTATTACAGAGCATTCAATGATTATTTAGCACGATTTACTTTTGGTAAGGGAGTTCACTTCCGCTCTCCTAAAGCAACGGAAGCAATCATTCCAGACCGTTTACAACGTGTTTGGGAAGTCGATAACGACAAGATGCAAGTTCTTTTGGAAATGGCACAAAGCGGTGGAATCTCAGGAGATTGCTTTGTAAAGGTAGCCTACGAAGAACCTTGGGCAGATTCAACAGGTCGTGTTCATCCAGGTCGTGTTCGCATTCTTCCTATGAACTCAGCATTTTGTTTCCCAGAGTTCCACCCACATGACCGTACTCGCTTACTTCGTTTCAAGCAGAAGTATCGCTTCTGGGGAACTTCTTTAGAAGGAACTCGTCAGGTATTTACATATACTGAAATTCTTACAGACGACATTATTGAGGAGTACATCAACGATGAGTTGATTGACTCTCGTCCAAATCCACTGGGAGAAATTCCTGTGGTGCATATTCCAAATGTCCCAGTTGCAGGTTCTCCATGGGGTCTTGCTGATTGCCACGACATTATTACTATTAACCGCTCCTATAACGAAATCTCGACAGATGTTGCAGACATCATTAACTATCACGCTGCTCCTGTAACAGTTATCGTTGGAGCAAAGGCTTCTAACCTTGAAAAGGGTCCAAAGAAAGTCTGGGGCGGTTTACCTAAAGATTCACAGGTATTTAACCTCGAAGGTGGAGCATCAGGTATTGATGGTGCTTTAAAGTATCTAGAACTTCTTAAGCGTTCTATGCACGAGATGATGAACATTCCAGAGTCTGCTCTTGGACAGGTTCAGCCAATCTCTAACACATCAGGTGTTGCACTCTCTATTCAGTATCAGCCATTGATGAACCGTTGGTCACAAAAAGTGGCACAGTACGGAAAAGGTCTTGAGCGTATTAACGAACTGGTTATCTTGCACTTAGCGATTAAAGAGCCAAACACACTTAAGTACAACCCAGATGAAGATGGTCCAATTAAGGAAGGTCAGTTAACTCAACTTGACCCTAACGACCCTATTACATATCAAAACTATGTGCAGTTCCCACCCCCACTGCCACTAGATAAGTTAATTGTTCTTAATGAAATCCAGACCAAACTTGGTATGGGTCTTGAGTCTAAAGAAGGTGCACTACGTACTTTGGGCGAGGAATTCCCAGAAGAGAAGTTGGCTGAGATTCGTTCCGAATTGCGTGCCGATGCAATCTCTGATGGAGCCCTACAACTTATTAAGGTTCAGATTCAGAAAGAAATCCAGGATATGACTGGCATGATGCCAGGTCCTGATGGAAACTCTGCTATTCCACTCCAACCAACACAGTTGGCTGATGGGGACATCATGGGTGACAAGGTAGAAGGAGCACCAACTCCTGATAACTTGCAGGACCCAGCGACTCAGGAAGGGGCGATGATTGAAGCCCAGACTGAGGCAGCCTTGAGAGAAAAACTGGTTACCGAAGCATACGGAACGAAGATTCCGCAGCGAAGAGCCGTTGATAGGGAGCAATAAAAATCAAATGAAATCATTTGATTTAACCTGACAACTATCAACTAATAGTTGAAAATTGCAGGGTAATAACGCGGGCTACGTGGGAAACCACATTCGGACAACGACAAAGAAAAGAGATGTGATTTCTATGGAAAACCAAGAAATGATTGCTGAACCAGTAGTAGTGACAGAGACTGCAACTCCAATCGTGGAAAGCGAGACTCCAGAGGTACAAATGGCTAACTCACCATTTACGCAGGACGACATTGTTCGTGCTCGTGAACAAGAGAAGGCTAAGTTGTATCCACAACTTGAAAAGTTGAAGGATGAACTTGCTACCTTGAAGAAGGAGCGCGATGAGCGTGCAGCCGAAGAAGAGCGGATTCGTCAGGCTCAGGCTGCTGAACAGCAAAAGAAGTTAGAAGAAGAGATGGATGTTCGTGAACTCCTTCAAAAGAAGGAACAAGAATTTCAGGCTCGACTAGAAGAAGAACGTCTTGAAAGAGAACGTGCTTTCGCACTCCTAGAGCAAGAAAGAACATTCCAAGAAGTAATGCAATACCGTCAGCAACGTCTTGAGCAGGAACGTGAAAACATTATTCCTGAACTCATTGATTTGGTTGAAGGAAACAACAGCGATGAAATCGAGCAGAGCATCGCAAGTTTAAAAGAAAAATCTGCTCGGATTCTCGACTCTGCAGCACAAGCCATGTCTAGTGCACGCAGAGAAATGGCTGGAGCACGTATTACTGCACCAGCATCAGGACCTCTCGATAACGACTCGGAACAACGTTCGTACTCTCCTGATTCAATCAGGGAAATGTCACTGGCAGACTATGCGAAGAACAGAGCCAAGTTACTTGGCGAAGCATCAAATAATCGCGGTCGGGGACTGTTCGGGTAAGCCCCAAACAACTAACCATCTAACAGGAAAGGACTGATTCCAAAATGGCATCAGCAATTACTGGCACAAGTGAACTCGCAGGAGCACCTACCGCGTATTCAGGTAGCAACACCTCGCTTTCACAAGCCATTCAGACCATCTGGTCAAAAGAAATCCTGTTCCAAGCGATGCCAATTCTTCGCTTTGAGCAGTTCGCAGTTAAGAAGACAGAACTTGGTGTTGCACCAGGTCTTCGCGTTAACTTCCTCCGCTACAAGAACTTCGGTGTAGACCCAACTCCTCTTACAGAAGGTGTTCGTCTTACAACCAACGCTCTTACAGCAGAGCAGATTGCAATTACAGTTGCAGAACACGGCTACGCAGTAGCAGTTTCTGAACTTCTACTTAACGCATCATTCGATGACGTTATGGCATCTGCTTCACGTCTCCTAGGTCGCCACATGGCACAGTACCTAGACATTCAGGCACGTAACACACTTGGTGCTGCAACTTCTGCAGTATTCGGATACGACCGCTCAGGTCTTTCTGGTGTTAACGACTGGTACAACGAAGGCACACCTGCAACAGGTATCGCCGACATCGGAGCGAACGACAAGTTGTCAACAGCATCTGTTAAGGACGCTGCTCTGACTCTTGCTTCAAAGAACATCCCTCGCCTTGGTGAGACCTATGTTCAGTTCATCCACCCTAAGCAGTCACGTGACATTCGTTCGAACCCAGAGTTCATCGAAGTTACAAAGTACGCTGCTCCAGGAAACTTCATGCTTGGTGAAATCGGTCGTTTGTACGACGTAGTATTCATTGAGACAACACAGGTTAAGAAGATTGCAACAGGAACTGCTGTTAACTACAGCAGCATCATTGGTGCACCTGCTGACCAGACAGAAGTTCCAGTAAAGGCAAACACAGGTCCAGGAACTGGTGGAAACCCAGAAAACCCAGGACAGTCTGCTCCATCAGGAACAACTGCAGTTGATGTCTACGAATCAATCATGATTGGTGACAACGCATTCGGTCACGCTATTTCTCTTCCAGTTGAACTACGCGATGGTGGCGTTCTTGACTTCGGTCGTGAGCACGCTCTTGCATGGTACGCAATCTGGGGTCTTGGCGTTATCACAGACCAGGCAATTTGCAAGGTTTACACCGCTTAATTTAAGCATCGGTTGGAGAGCCCCATACTCCTTCTTTGGGGCTCTCCAACTACAAAAAAACAAAAACGTTTAGGAGAATAAACATCGTGGCAAATAAAGCAACCAGTCCGCTAGATGCAACAGGCAGAGCAGCGGAAGCAGCACAGAAAGCAAACGCGGATGCACTCCGCAAGCGTGCAGATGAAATATCTGTCGCAGCAGAATTAGAGCGAGAGAGTCTGGAACGGGACGTATTCGACCCAAAGAAGCCAGACGCACCGATTGTTCTAGACGAGATTCAAGAAGTTGGCGTATCACTTGCGAATGACAAGGTAATTATCCGTACCATTACAGACATCGATGAGATGACTTACGGTGTTGGAAATACCTACACATTCAAGGCTGGAGTTAAGTACTCAGTCCCTCGTGAACTTGCAAATTATCTTGAAGGTCTAGGTTATATTTGGCGACCTAACTAAGTCGTCAACCAATCGTACGCCTCACTCTAGTTTCCGCCCTCCTCCTAGAGTGAGGCGTACCTTTTTGCGCTGACTAAACCCTAATAGTTAGAGATTATTACCAGTGAGAAACATAGTGATGGAGGATAGATGGCAACCGTACAAAGTCTTGTAGACCTAGTGCGGTCGGAATTAGGTGACCTACCTAAATCGTTCGTCATGCAATTTATGGCAGACGGAACGACCAATCGCTTCACTCTTCATTACTCCCCCATTGATGCTGCAGACTTATATGTCAGTTTTGATGGGGTCGATGTTTCAGATGATTGCTCCGTTGAAGAGAGCACAGGTGTTCTAGTCACCGATAACCTTCCTGCTGAAGGCGTAGAGATTCTTGTTTCAGGCAATTATTTCCGCTATTTTACAACAGCAGAGATTCAAAGGTTTGTTGAGACTGCACTCTTGCAGCATTCTAATAACCGCACAGATTCTATGGGACGCATTCAGTCTGTAGATAACCTTCCTGCGGTTGAGGTTTACCCAGTAGCCCTACTTGCGTCAACACTTGCGCTATACACACTTGCTACTGATTCTTCTTTTGACATTAACGTATTTGCTCCAGACGGTGTGACAATCCCACGTTCTGAGCGTTACCGCCAAATCATGGACATGCTCAATGTTCGCAAAGAACAATACCGAGAACTATGTACTCTTCTTGGTATCGGTATGTACCGTATTGAGGTCTACTCATTCCGCCGAATTTCCAAGACAACAAACCACCTTGTACCTCTATACAGACCACAGGAAGTCGATGACTACTCATACCCAGAACGAATTGAACTCCCACGCTCCGATTACGGAGACAAGCCATCAGAGCACCCTTATGACTCTGTGGAACTCACCGCTTACCAAGATGTGGCTTTCACATACTCCCTACCGTATACGGGTAATCTCACAACTAAGGGCGTTGTTGCGAACATCAGATGGAAGGCAGGGGTAGAACAATCCCACATGCCGTTTACAGTTTCGGTCACATCAGCGTCTTCAACCAGTCATACTATTACTTTAAGTTTGACCCAAGACCAAACAAAGAGGCTTGCACAAAGAATGTATTGGGATGTCCAGTTTGTATATGACTCTGACGGTCATAAAGAAACATACAAGGCTGGCAAATTATTTACTGTTCGTGAGGTGACTACATAATGGCAATTAATCCGAACAGCCCTAAGTATCCAGAGATTGACCCATCACTTCTTCCTGGCGTTCCAGGACAACGCGGACCTACTGGTCCTCGTGGTGCAACTGGACCTACAGGTGCAACAGGTGCAGCAGGTTCTGCATCTGCAACTGGTGCAACAGGTCCAATCGGTGCAACAGGTCCTACAGGTCCTGCAGTAACTGGTCCTACAGGACCAACGGGTGCACGTGGTTTGCAAGGTGTACAAGGTGAAGAAGGACCAACAGGTCCTCGTGGCCCACTTGGTTTGCAAGGTGAAGTTGGTCCAACAGGTGCACAAGGTATTCAAGGTCCGACAGGTCCTACTGGTCCTGGCATTACTGGACCTACAGGACCACAAGGTGCTGATGGTGTTATCGGTGTTGACGGTGCAACTGGTCCAACTGGTCCTACAGGTCCACTTGGTCCAACTGGTGCTGCTTCTACTGTCACTGGTCCAACTGGTCCAACTGGTGCACAAGGTCCAACTGGTGCTGATTCAACGGTAACTGGTCCGACTGGTCCACAAGGTGAAATAGGACCAACAGGTTCGACAGGTTTACAAGGACCAACTGGTCCAACTGGTGCGACTGGTGCACAAGGTCCAACAGGCCCTGTATCAACTGTACCTTCTACTGTTCCTGGACCAACTGGTCCTACTGGTCCTGCGGGTGCTGCAACAGTAATCAAAGGTGAATACGCTGACCTTCCAACATTACAAGCAGCAAAACCAACAGGACAAATTGGTGACTCTTATCTTTTAACTAACGGTGACCTTTGTGTTTGGAACCCATCACTCGGTGATTGGCAAAATGTTGGAAACATTCAAGGCGTTACTGGTCCACAAGGTTTGCAAGGAGCAACAGGACCTACAGGTGCTGCATCAAACGTGACTGGACCAACTGGTCCAATTGGTCCTCAAGGACCTACAGGACCTACAGGTGCTGCGTCTGACATAACTGGTCCAACTGGTTCACAGGGTCCAACAGGCCCTACTGGTGCAACTGGTGCTGACTCAACTGTTACTGGTCCAACAGGCCCAATCGGTCCAACAGGACCTACTGGTGCACAGGGTACTTCTATCAACGTCAAAGGCGTTGTAGCAACTACAGGAAACCTTCCACCTTCAGGTAACGTTGCTGGTGACGCTTATATTGTTACTGCAGATAACCACATCTATATTTGGTCAGGTTCTGCTTGGACTGATGCAGGTCAATTCGTAGGGCCTACTGGACCTACAGGTGCAACAGGTCCAGAAGTTACAGGTCCTACAGGTCCTATGGGTCCACGCAATGGAACGACTTTTGTAGTAACAAACAATGGAACTAATGACCAGTATTTAGTTCAAGGAATTGCAGGGAATACTCCAACTCTTACGCTTGTACGTGGTGAGACCTACTACTTTGATGTAAGTGGTTTGAACATTGCAGACCCTCTGTGTTTGCGTTTGGCAGAGAACAACTCTTCAAACGTTCCAGGAACAACGAACAACGACCCAGTTGGTGGACGGTATTCCGCATCTACAAACACAATCATTACTTATGTTGTACCTCTAGATGCTCCTGCAAACATCGTTTATCAGAGTGCTAACAGTGCTTCTCAACTTGGTGTTCTCGCTATTTACGATAAGAAGGGTGAGACTGGTCCTACAGGACCAACTGGCCCTACTGGAGCAACAGGTCCACAGTCAACAGTTACAGGACCTACTGGTCCTCTTGGACCAACAGGACCTACAGGACCAGTTGGTAAATTTACTGCGACAGGACCAACTGCTCCTAGCATTGAGACAGCAGTTTCAGGTGACGGATGGTTTAACACTCAAAACGCAAAAACCTATGTATTCTTTCAAGGTGCGTGGGTAGAGGTTGCCTCTGGCAACGTTGGTCCCACAGGCCCACAAGGAACAGTAGGAACACTAGCAATATCTACTTCATGGTGGCTGGGTGCTTAGTATGAACAAGAAAGGTAGCAACTAATGCCAGGATTTTTAGGCGGTAGTAGCGGTAGCAGTAGCACAGGCGGAGAAATCCGTTTTCCTGCGGAGTTCATCGACCCAGTAACTAAACTCCGTGTCTCCGAACCGCAGACACTGATTGATACAGACTTTGAATATGGTCTGCAGCCAACTAAGTGGGAGACAGTTGAACTTATCAACAACACTCCTTCATTCTTCTCTGCCTCTGGTGACACAACAATTGCAAACCTTGTTGACATCATTACTACCGCAGGTTCTCGTGAAGTTAAGGTAACAACTTCTTTAGCACACGGACTTGCTGTTGGTATTCCTATTAACGTTTCTGGTTCTAAGTCTCTTACTGCAGATGGTGCTTACATCATCAACTCTATTCCAGATTCAACTACCTTTACGTATCTTTGCAAGCAAAACCAGTTAACAACTGCGTCTATTGTTGACCTTTACACATCGATTATTACAGGACAGTTCTTCCAAGGTTCACAGATTAAAATTTCTGAATCTGAAGGAATTATTACTGACGCTCAAGGTCAGTCAAAACTAACAATCAAAACAGACTCACCTCACGGATTTGGAGTTCAAACACCGTTCTATTTCTTGAACTTAAACTCAACAATTTCTCAAGAGTTTGATGCGTCAAATACAAGTTCTAAGACATTTGACTCTTCTAATACTGCAACCGCACAAACTTTTGATGGTTCCAACACTCTTACAACTTACTCTATTGATTTAAGCAACAAGGCATACTCAGGAACTGGTGCAGATAGCACAATCGCTTCTGTTAACACAACTGATGACACATTTACCGTTACACATCAGGCAGCAGAAAACTTTGCCAATGCTCAAATTGGAACTCCTCTTTATTACAACATTTCTGCATCTTCAGGATACTTTGCAACTTACCCACGTGGTGTAGTCTTCTTAAAGACAAACAACAACCTTGGAACTTCTTCCTCTGTATTTCAAGTAAGTGCTACTCCTGGTGGTGCTGTTCTTGACTTAACAGTTTCAATGACAGGAAGTTTCCGTAAAGCAAACCTTGCTACAAAGTTTGCTGGAAATAACACAGATAACCAAAATCAAACGACAATTCAACTTACTGCAGGTAACCCACTTCAGTTTGACGGAGCAAATAACCAAGGCTCTATATCGACAGTAAACTCAACTTCAACAGGCTCTGCAATTATCCAGATGCAAAATAACGCTGGAAGCACCCAGTCAACAGGTCTTTATGTTGGAGCCATGGTTTTCCTAACTTCTACAGGAACTGTCCCTGGAGGACTTACTAACAACACGACATACTGGATTTCTTCGTTTAACTTGGTTGTTGATGTAGCCCCAGGTCTTGTACAGATTAAACTAGCAGCAACTCCAGGTGGTTCAGACATCGTTCTTTCTAATGGCTCTTACTCAGGAACTTTAACAATCACAAAAACTGGCGTATCTCTTGATAAAGACATTTTGCATATCCAAAATCACGGTCTTGTAACAGGCGATATGGTTAAGTACACCTACCCAACTGGTGGAGCAATTACTCGCAGTGGTTTTACAAAAGACTACCACTACGTAACTCGTATTGACGCAAGTAATATCCAATTAGAAACAAGCCCTGGACTTCAAGTTACATCTTCAGTTACCCCAACAACAATTACTGTTGGTTCTGAAACTTACAAGGTGTTAATGTTCACAAGCACAGGTGCTAACTCATTTACTGTTTCTGGTACTGGAACACTTGAATTTTTGGCTGTTGGTGGCGGAGGTGCTGGTGGCTTCGACATGGGCGGTGGCGGAGGTGCTGGTGGACTTGTTCTTGGCTCCTTTACTGCACAATCAGGAACTTACAACATTAACGTTGGAACTGGAGGAACTGGTGCAGCATCAAATGCTGGCGGTAACCCTCAATATCACCAGTTTACTGTTTCATCTACAAGCGGAACAGACACCACATGTACTGGACCTGGAAGCGTAAGTATTATTGCTAAGGGTGGCGGTTATGGTGGTTCTTCTTACTGGGATTATTCACCTAATAACGGTTATGGTGCTTCTGGCGGTTCTGGTGGCGGTGCTTCTGGTTACTCAAACGGTGGTGCAAACCAACGTCAAGGAAACTCTAACCAAAGTTCACAGTCACAGACTGGTTTAATTAGTTTTACACAATACGGAAGCCGTGGTGGTTATGGCGGTCCTCAGTACTACTCTGGTGGTGGCGGAGGTGCTGGCGGACAAGGTGCTGACGGCTCAAACCAGCCAAATGGTGGTATCGGTATTCAAAGCGCAATCATGGGAACAAACTACTACTGGGCTGGTGGCGGTGGCGGTTCTGGCTACTCCTCTAGCGGTGGTTCTGGTGGAGCAGGTGGCGGTGGCGGTGGAGCCGTAAACGGTCCATGGCCTGGCGGTTCTGGTCTTAATGCAGGAGGCCAAGGTGGTGGCGGTGGCTCCTGGTGGTAACGCTGGTGCAAACACTGGTGGCGGTGGTGGTGGCGGTGCTCACTACAACGGCGGTAACAAAGGTGGTAACGGTGGTACTGGAATCTTTATCGTTAGATGGAAGGGTTAATTAAGAATGCCAATTAATTTTACCGCTCTTGGTACTTCAGGTACTCACGCACTCATTAAAACTAACGTTAACGTTGAAGACAATTTCTTATACCTAAATAAGACAGCCAATGAAGCAACACCTGCTGCAATTGCTGCTGGTGCAAACCAGCCATTTATTTACAGAACAGGTACTGGTGCTCTTGCTGGTCTTACTTCTGGCAATTTGATATTTACTAACGTCGTAGAAGAAAGAAAGATTACTTTTGCTTCTTCTTCTGGCGGTACAGCCCTAGACATTACTGACTTTACTACAGGTAACGTCACTCTTAATTTCCCATTTGTTTATGGAAATAAATTGCATCTCAGTGCTTCTTACGCAAATATGCAAGCAGTTAAGTACTACACAAGTAGTACTCCTCTAACAGGACTTACTTCAGGAAACACTTATTACCTAAAGCAGACAAGCACTGCTTTTTCTGGAACTGCTGGACCTTTGTACTCTTTCTCTACTCTTACATTTACTTCTGCTGGAACTACTGGTCGTACAGGACCTGGACTATCAACTCTGGTTGCTGCATACACTGGTGCTGGTGCTACTTGGGCAAGCAATACTGCTTTCTTTAACCAAGGAACTTATCAGGGTTATCAGGATTGGACAGTCCCAGTAACTGGTACTTATGAGTTTGTTGTAAAGGGTGCTCCTGGTAAATCGGGACGCGTCGCTGCAGGTGGTGGCGCAATTGTTCAAGGACGTATTGACCTTACTCGTGGAGAAATCATCACTATTGTTGTTGGACAGCGCGGTTTAAATCCAGGAAACAATGATGCGTGGCCAGCAGGTTCTGGCGGTAGTTTCGTAGTGCGTAAGTCTAACAATGCTCCGCTATTTGTTGCGGGTGCAGGTTCTTCGTCTTCAAACTTCCAGACTGGTCGAAACGCTGTTTTAACTGTAAACGGCGATAACGCAAACACAACTGGCGGTCAAAACGGTAATGGTGCTCCTGGAGCATCTGCTGGTGGTGGAGGCGGTGGATTCCTCTCTAGCGGTGGTAACTCTTCCTACGGTGGAGGCGGTGGAGGCTTTAATAATGGCCTCGTCGGTGGTTCTGGTGCAGGTGGCTCATCTGCAAACGGTGGTTTTGGTGGCGGTGCTGGTTCTGATGGTGAAGCCTACGGTGCTCCTGGTGGTTCTGGTGGTTACTCTGGTGGTGCTGCTGGTAATGCTCAAGGTAGTGCTCCTGGTGGTGGTGGAGGTTCCTTCATTGTTACTGGTGCTACAAACGTTGCAACATCAACGGGTTCTTACAATGGTTCTACAACTTTTGGTGGGTCAACAATTACAAACCTTGGTGCTTACAACACAGGTAACGTAGAAGGTGAAGTTGCTGTCTCTCTTGTAAGCAGTGCATCTGCAGCATTTACTCTTCACCCAACTGCTTCTGACGCAGATGCAGGAACTAATCAGATTCTTATTGAACCTCAAGGAACTGAATTCCATGCTGTTACACCTATTACTCTTGACCTTGATAATGACACTATTAACATTGCTGGTAATACAGGTCATGGTCTTGCTAATGGCGATGCGCTAACCTACCGATTAACTTCTGGTACTTCTGCAAACCCATTAAGCACAACAATTACTTACTATGTAAACAAGATTAATAATTGGACTTACAAACTAAGCACAACTCCTTCTCCAAACTTTAGTAACATAAACTTTACAAATACATCTGGCCCAACTAACGTTGGTGAACAGTTTGGAAAAGTTGTTGCAAATATCTCAACAGATATTATCACTATCAACAACCACGGTTTCTTGGCTGGTCAGCCAATCAAGTACAACACAGGTGGTGGAACGCCAATTGCTCCGCTTCAAAACAATGCTACTTACTACGTAAAGACTGTTGTAGATAACAACAACTTCCAGTTAAGTCAGTCTTTGACTGGTCCAGTTATTGACTTTACCTCTGCTGGTACTGGAACTAACCACTCCTTCCTATACGTAGTTGTAAATCTTGATGAAGATAGCCTTTACATCCCAGGTCACGATTTAGTTACTGGTTCTCGCGTTGTTTATTCAAGCGGTGGCGGTGGCGTTATCGGTGGTTTGACTAACAGTGCTCCTTACTTTGTCTACAAAGTCGACAACAACATTATTAAGTTGGCTACTAATAAAGAAGGAACAAACGTTGTTAACCTGACCTCTTTAGGAACTGGTAACCACTCAATTACGACTAACTCAGTTGACTTTTCTACTGACACTATTTCTATTCCTTCACACGGATTCTCTGCTGGCGAACTTGTGCAGTACGACTCAGTTGGACAACTTGCTATTGGTGGGCTTACTTCTGGTAATCCGTACTACATCATCCAAGTTGATGGCGATAACATCAAGTTGGCAAACACTCTTGCAGAGGCTACTGCAGCAATTCCAACTCCAGTTAACCTAACAACTGCTGGTAGTGGTCGCCATAGAATTTTGTCTCTTTCAAAGTCTCCTGATGGTACATACACAATTGATACCGTACCGTCAACAACTACCTTTACGGTTCCAGCAAATGGTTTCGTGCCATTTATTGTGAAGACCTTTACTCCTCGTGCAGTAATTGATTTAGCACTAAACAACGTGAAGATTCTTTCTCACGGCTTTGTTACAGGAACAAAGGTTAGATACAGCAATGCTGGTGGTACAAGTGTTGGAGGCTTAACTCACAACACTGATTACTATGTAATTAACATCAGTAAAGACTACTTGCAGTTAGCAACAAGTTTTGAAAACGCTGCTTCTGGTCTTTCCGTAACCCTTACTTCATGGGGCGGTGGTGTAGACCATACATTTACCTCTGCTCAAATTAACGGTAACGTAACAGGTTCAGGAACAGTTACTACTGCTTCAGGCTCAACCCTGGTAAATGGTGTGAACACCGCATTTGCAAAGATTCTAAAGGTTGGTGATAAGTTCCGTCTTTTCCCACCAAATACAACTGTTACCTCAACGTTTGCTAGTGGAAACGTTGCTGTTAACCCTACAAACACCTTTACCTTAACTGGTCACGGCTTCCAGACAGGCGACTGTGTTCAGTACACAGCAGGTTCTGGCTCTGTTGCACCTACTGGTTTGACTTCAACTTACTTCTACTTTGTACGTCGTATTGACGCAAACACAATTAAGTTGTTTAACACTTTATCCGATGCAAATTCAAACATTAACCCAGTAGTTGTTACAACACAGGGCTCTGGAACTACTCATACATTTGTTGAGACAATTCCTGCTTCTCCTATTATTAGAACAATTACTGCTATTGGTTCTGATACACAGATTACAGTCAATCGCCCATACGCAACTACATATACAAACGTCTCATACTCATACCAGACATTCGTGTACGTTCGTCCTCAAGGATACTCACTACACCGCCCATTTGATGGTGGTGTTGAAATGTCGACAGGTGTGGGTACTTCATGGGCTTCGATTATTCGTCAAACCCGTAAGTACTTCCGTTACCAGTCAGGTAAGGGTCTTCAGACATCATTTGGTATTAACTTTAAGCCAACTATTGACATTGAGAAGTTGGTTAAAGTTTCTAGCACAACCTTCCAATGCACAACTCGTCGACCACACGGTCTTATTAACGGGCTATACATCCAAATCTCTGAAGCAAGAACAAGTACTGGTTCTTTAAGTTCTGTCTATAACGGAGAGTTCCAAGTAACTGTTCTCGACTCCTTAAACTTCACATGTATTGCTGCTACCTCAATCCCTAATGCACCTGAAAACATTGCTTACGGATTCCCACAATTCAACGTAAACCGTTGGCAAAATGGCGCAATTCGTGCTGGTATGTTTGATTTCCAGAACGGTATGTTCTACGAGTTTGATGGTCAGAAGTTGTATGCGGTGCGTCGCTCTTCAACTCAGCAAATTGCTGGAACCGCAGCAGCACTTCAAGGAACTGAATGGGTATTTGGTACAGGAACATCCTTTACAACCCAGTTGGCTGTCAATGATTACATCGTTATGCGTGGTCAGTCCTACAAAGTCTCTAGCATTATTAGCGATACTCGCCTCACTATTAAGCCTGAATACAAGGGCTCAAATGGTATTGAAAAAGAGTTCACACCAGGTGATGGAACAACAGGCGTTGTTCGTGTAGCAGACGATACGTTTGTTCTTCAAAACCACGGATTCTCAAATAACCTCCCTGTTCTGTACGATTCAATTGACGGAACACCAATTGGAGGTCTCATTAACGGTCGTGTGTACTACATCGACTTTATTGATAATAACCAGTTCAAGTTAAAGGCAACACCAGACGCAAGCGTTGACGTTGCTCTCTCTTCTTCTGGTGCTGGTGCTCCGCACTCTTTCACCCCTGCAAAGAGCGGTATCATCATGACCAAGACAGTAGATGTCCGAGTTCCTCAAGAAGAGTTCTCTATTGACCCTCTTGATGGTACTGGTCCAACTGGTTACAATCTTAACCTCAACACTATTCAGATGGCTTACATTGACTATTCTTGGTACGGTGCTGGAAAGATTCGCTTTGGGTTCAAAACTACAAGCGGTGAAGTTCAGTATGTGCATGAGTTTGTCCACAACAACATGATGCTTGAGTCATACTTCCGTTCAGGTAACTTGCCTACTCGTTATGAGGTAACTACCTACGAAAACCCAACATACATTCCGTTCCTGTTCCACTGGGGTACTTCGGTTATCATGGATGGTAAGTTTGATGATGACAAGGCATACCTCTTCTCACAGTCTGGTCAGACTTTGGCAATTAGCGGTACGACTGCAAAGACCTTCGGTTCAACTGCAATCAACCTTGCAAGCAACCAAATAAACATCCCAACTCACGGTTTTACAACAGGAAATGCGGTTCAGTTTATTGGTTTGACCTCTTCAGGTATTGCAGGGCAAAACAGCCAGAACCCAGCAATCACTGCTCAGGCTGCTTACAACTTTACCCGACTACAAAACTCTTCAATTTTGTATGTCCGTGCAGTAGATGCAAATAACGTCACACTACATCCAACATCAGCAGATGCTTTGGCAACAGGTGGAACAAACGTAATTGACATTACTTCACAAGGTAACGCTCAATACACCTACTACTTGTACCCACAAGGCTCATTGAACAATACTTCAGGTACTAACTACCAGCCTCTTCTTTCCGTACGCTTGTCTCCTTCAGTATCAAGCGGTTTGACAGGAAAACTTGGAGACCGCGATGTTATTAACCGAATGCAGTTGCGAATGGTAGAACTTGCTATTCAGACAACTCAGTTGGTGGATGTAAAAGTGCTTATCAATCCTCGATTGAATAACCTAAACTTTACTTCTGTCCCAACACCGTCTTTGACACAGGTTATCCAGCACACTGGTAACGACACTGTGTCTGGTGGAACCCAGATTTACAACTTCCGTGCTGCTGGTCAGAACGGTGTTGAGCAGTCAACTACAGTTGATATTTCTGAGTTGTTTGAGTTGTCAAACTCTATTCTTGGCGGTGATAGCGTGTTCCCAGATGGGCCAGACATTCTCACAATTGCTGCTGCTCGTTTGACTGGTAACACTACGCTTACCTCAGCAAAGTTAACATGGACTGAAGCACAGGCATAAGGAGGAGAACCCATGGCGATTATTCGACTTGGAGTTGCTACTCCTTCAGCCAATTCAAATCAGCAATTAACGGCTGTTTTGAACGCACACCTTGTGTCTGTAGTAGTGGCTAACACCTCTTCTCAAGCAGCCCCTGTTTGCAAAGTTGATGTTTGGGTAGTTCCATCAGGAGCAAGTCAAGCAAGCGAATACGCCTATATTGTCTCTAACCTAGCAATTGGAGTTGGTCAATCTTTTGAGACCTTTAAGTTTGCAATAAACGCAAATGACACAATCTATGTAAAATCATCTATTGCTGGGACTTCGTTTTCAGCATACGGAATTTTACAGTCAGATGATTACAGCCCAGCAGATTTACCAGCGGTATTTCGTAATAAGACAATTAGAGGAATTAATAACGTCCTATACGTTGATAAAGGACCGACTGCTGGAAGACAAGAATCTTCAGAAGTAGGGTATATTCGCTTTAATACAGATACCGACGCGTTAGAAATAAAGACTAACGCTGGTTGGAAGAGAGTGACGGTCACAGACTAATGCCAGTAACTCGCCTTGCAGCAGCAAATCCTTCTGCTAATACATTAACTGACCTAACTACCGTTAACAAAGGGTATGTTGCGTCAATTATCATTGCCAATAAGGGAACTCAAACCGCTAAAACAACAATTTACGTTGTTCCTTCAGGATACATCTACACAGACCCTGAAGCCTTAGTCATTGTTAAAGACCTAGAAATTACAATGGGTCAAGCATTTGAGACTTTTAGATTTGGGCTTAATAATGCAGATACTATTAAAGTTATTGGAAATACTGCAGACCTTTCCTACTCAGTTACTGCTGCGTATGAGGTAGACGGAAAGCAATACGTAACTTATGCAAGTGTTGCTCCAAGCCTTCCGCAAATCGGTGATATTTGGATTAAGACCGATAACACTGTCTCTTTTTGGAATGGGCTTATTTGGGTTGACTCGATTACTTTAGGGCCAACAGGTCCAGCAGGTGGAGCAGGTCCAACAGGACCAACAGGTCCATTGGGTCCAACAGGTCCTTCAGGTGGCCCAACAGGACCTACTGGCCCACTTGGACCAACTGGTCCAACTGGTGCAACAGGTCCTTCAGTTACAGGACCAACAGGACCACAAGGACCGATTGGCCCATCAGGTGGACCAACAGGACCAACAGGACCTGAAGGTGTAACAGGACCAACAGGACCAACAGGACCAATTGCTATTACTCAACAAACTTCTGCTCCTTCTAATACAGATTTGTTATGGGTTGATACTGACGAAATTGCTTACAATTCTGTTGTTCAAGATTGGTATAGAGGGTCACTACATAACTCAAGCACAACTTTAGATGTTCCAGGAAGAGACCTAGTAAATAACGCAGTAAGTATCACAACAAATATCGCGTATTTTTCTTTCTTTACCCCTACAGAAGACCTGGCTATTTCAAACATCTCGTTTGCTTCAGGCTCTACAGTTGCTTCTGGCGTAACTTTAGTTCGTTTTGGGCTATACACTTTTGATGGAACAAACGCAACATTAGTAGCACGTACAAACAACGATGCTTCTAGATTTACAGTCGCTAACACCATCTACACAGGAGCACTAGATTCGACTGGTGGGTTCCCTACCTCATACACGTTGACTGCAGGAACTAGATACGCAATTGCGGTTGTAGTCGTTGCATCAACAACCCCAACACTGGCTGCTGTTTCTGGTGGTAATGCTTCAACTGCAATTCTTGCAGCCTCTCCACGCATGGCTGGATATGCTGGTTCTCAGTCTGATTTACCAACCACACGAAATGCGTTTAGCGGAATTACGCATAGATACTGGAGTAGATTGTCATAATGGCTACATTAAAGTATTGGAATGGTTCCGCTTGGGTTAGTGCCACAGAAGGTGTGCAAGGACCTCAAGGTGTAGCAGGACCTACTGGTCCTACTGGACCATCTGGTGGGCCTACTGGTCCTACTGGTCCTGAAGGTCCTACTGGACCATCTGGTGGACCTACTGGTCCTACTGGTCCTATTGGACCAACTGGTCCAACTGGTCCTGTTGGCTCTATTGGTCCTACTGGTCCTACTGGTCCTGATTCAACAGTGCCTGGTCCTACAGGTCCAACTGGCCCAATTGGTCCAACTGGACCGACAGGCCCTGCTGGTATTCAAGGACCAACAGGTCCTACAGGCCCACAAGGTGTTGAAGGTCCAACTGGTCCAACAGGGGCAACTGGACCTGCAGGTA